GGGTCCGCTATTTTCCATTTCATTCCAAAATCCCTCCGTCAAAACATATGTTATTTTTCCGCAGGTTCTGTATATTAACAAGGGTTTCTATCGACAGCCTTGAGCCACCGGTAATCAAGATTGAATCCGGGGCGGGGTAAGCACCCCCTGCTGCCCATTTCCTCATCGGTGACATTTAGGACACCTTGTGTTTAATGGGTATGCCAAATAGGTGTGGCCGCACGATCGGCACAGATATGTTCGTGCAACGTGAAGATTCACTCCTCTTCCTCCACATAATCTACGACCAGTGTTCGTCCATGGCTAATTCCATGGCAGGAATTAGGTAGAACTATTGCAGGAGACCAAGTCCACTTTCCATTCCGCTTAACTCTCCAGTAGAGTTTAGCCATCATTCTTCCTCCGTCATTCTCTCAATTGATGCTATAGCCGCATCAAAAACAGCCTTCCATAGAAGTTGCTGTTCTTTCGATTGACACTCGTAAACGAGTTTGTATTTCTTCGGTTGGGCTTCATTGGTGTTCGCCATGTATACAGCTAAGGGCCATGTATACTTAAAGATTTTGTATACAACAGTATACTATTCAATCCATTCGTAGCCACAATAGTAGCAACGGCAGTGGTGCATGATTTCGTTCTTGGTGTACACAGGGTCCACTAAGCCGATATCTTTCGCTCTGAGGTTGTACCCACAGCGATCACAATGGACAGGTTCCTTGCTTGACATGATTAGCACATGCCTTGGCCATAGGTGAGTGCACTCTCGAGCACACCCATACTATGCAAAACGAAAACACCGAGGAGGTATGATACGTTGTTTTCCTTAATGTGCCGAAGGACCGATAGGGCCTTGGCAGCCTGCACGGCTTGTTGAGTATCTTCGCCTTGCATCGTGATCACTCCATCATAGTTGGAGCGTGCACTCCTTTGTAATCACCGGACTTGACATCGACTTGGATGTCGGGATTTTCAAGGAACCCGGTTCCTGTCATCGCAATAAATCCACATGGTGCTGGGAAGAACCCAGTGGATAAGCGTTGACGACCAGAGGCCAAGTGGAGAGTCCCCACTTTGACCCATATAGCCTGACCAATATCTTGCTCATCATATGGGGGTTTGTTTCCATCAGCCTGTAAAGCAGCGGCTGCTTCTGTTTCCAAGTTTGGCAACAGACCGTTGTAAGGACCGGTGGCTGGATAAGTTGGGTCCCAGTTAGTATTGCCGCTAGCGTCATACTCCTCAATGATAGAATATTTCGCTGCAGTCGGATCACCCCACGAGAAAGTTCGTGTAGTTCCCGACTGGTCTACAACTTGAGAGTTTTGAAATTCGCCAACTGTGAAGGGAGTTGCCGCCAAGGTTCCCTTGAGGAAATTATTGGCCTCAAGGCCGCCGAATCCGATCAATCCAGTTTGAACACGGAAGTCGTTCCAACGAGCGATCCGCCCGTTGAGCATTTCCTTTTCTTCGGCATTGCTTTCGTCAAACGCATCTTTTGCCATTTGCCATGCCTTCTGAACCATCCATGTATCTGCGAGTGCATATACATCGACAGTGGTATCGTTCGCAACATTGGAATCAATGGTGATCGCACATTCGTAGTATCGTCCTTGTCGGTACAAACGGTGGTTAGTCTGCGACAGTACTGCTGCTACATCCACATAAGAATTGGCTGCCACTGGCGCTGGAGACGCAAGTGAAATCTTTCGCTGTACAGGATATCGCTTCGATAATTTTCTTCGGGCCATGGATTGGCCCTATCCCGACAGTCTAAAAAGATTATTCTAACGGTTCGCTTCGCATCCACATGCCGAAAGGCCTCGACAGACGTGGATATTTCCCACTAAAGCCGTTGAAGAATTTGCTTAGTTCAAGCCTCTTCTGCCTTGGTGCTTTAATGGGCTTCGTCATGTACGCAACTTTAGCAGCGTACTTGATCGTCTGAGCAAACTCGTGCGGTTGTGCCCAATCCAGCGAATATCTTCGTCCGAGACCAAGGTTCTCGAACTGTTTGTCATTAGATCCAACTACCTCGGTTCTGTCAAGCAACTCCGATGACTCCCAAATCCTATCTTTGGTCTCTGATATATCATTTGACCACATTTCTTTGTCCGCCAGTAAAATGGAATGGTTGTGAACATTCCACCATTTTCCTTTATCGTTCCAAGTGAACTCAAGGTTGTGACACCCAGCGTGCACACCCATATCTCGTAATGCGGTATTCAAGCCCCGCATACTATGAGAGCCAGTTCTACCCGAAAAGTTCGTGCGATCCGTGACGTACGAGTACTGGTCACGGAGACTGCCCCTCCGGATACCCGACCGGTGTTTAAGTCCCGGTAGTGTAGTTGTGAGAACACCGACCAAAAGGTCTGATCCCTCATCCTCCATCAAGTTAATTTCAGCTGTCAACTTTCGGGTTAGTTGCCATGCTCTCTTACTTGCTCTGCGCTGTTCACACTTTGGACACATTAGGTGCCGTGAGCACAGACTTGTATCGTACCTATCTTTACTGCTGCCAAGACAGCCCTCATGGGCGTATGCGATCGGGTCCGCTATTTTCCATTTCATTCCAAAATCCCTCCGTCAAAACATATGTTATTTTTCCGCAGGTTCTGTATATTAACAAGGGTTTCTATCGACAGCCTTGAGCCACCGGTAATCAAGATTGAATCCGGGGCGGGGTAAGCAC